CGCCGTATATTGCGAGGTGTTCAAAATAATCGTAAAACATCCGTCCGCAGCGGACATGCACGAGGTAAGGACTATCTTGCTGCTGTTGCTGCATTATGCTTTCTGTATCTGTATTATCCGAGTAAAGTGATATGTACCGCACCGACCGATCGGCAAGTCGTTTCAATCAATATGTCGGAAATCGCAACAATTCATTCCAAAGCACGAATCAAGCTTGGCGGAAATGTATTAACACATCGAATCATATTCCCTGATAATCGAGATTGGTTTCTTGAGGGGTTCAAAGCAGCTGACAAGGATCCTGAAAGCTGGACAGGATACCACAGCCCGAATATGATGGTAATTGTAACTGAGGCGACCGGTGTCGAAGATATTACATTTAATGCTATTGAAGGTGTATTGACAGGTAATTCTAAGCTTCTAATCGTATTCAATCCCATTCGAGTAATCGGTGCAGCATACGAAAGCACTCGCAGCAAGCATTTCACAAAGTTTAAGCTCAATTGTTTGAATGCGCCTAATGTGCGGGCGAGACGGATACTCATTCCTGGTCAAGTCGATTATGAATGGGTATCCGAGCACGTTGATTCCTGGTGTGAGCCGATTGCAGAAGAAAATATATCACAGGAAATGCACGACTTCAAATTCGATGGCAATTGGTATCGACCGTCTGATTTGTTTTTGATGCGTGTTATGGGTGAGTTTCCACGTGAATCAGAGGATGTGCTTATCCCGCGCAAATGGATCGAAATGGCAAATGACCGCTGGATTCAGTTTAAAGCGACAGATGGATATGTTAATGAGCCGCTTAAACTCGGTGTAGATATTGCCGGTATGGGACGTGATAAGACTGTTTTGGCATTCCGGCGGGGCGATATGATAGAACATTTTAAATCATATCAACAGCAGGATCACATGAAAACAGCCGGAATTATAAAAAATGAGTTGCGAACTAATAAAGATTATGCGTATATTGATACCATAGGTGAGGGTGCAGGTGTCTATTCCCGATTGCGAGAGCTTAATGTACGTGTTATTTCAGTAAAATTCTCCGAAGCTGCTAAACATAATGACCGGGATTTGACAGATTTAACCGGTGAGCGCAAATTTTTGAATATGCGGGCGTATCTACACTGGGCTTTGCGGGATGCACTTGACCCGAAATTCGATTGTAAGTTGGCTTTGCCGCCCGATGATGAACTACTTGAAGAATTAACTTCGATAAAATGGGAACTTAAATCGAATGGAAAGATTAAAATAGAGGAGAAGGAAAAAATAAAGCAACGATTAGGGCGCAGTCCAGACAAAGGCGATTCGTTGATAAACACATTTTACACATTCGGCGCAATCGGTGGCAAAGTTTACCGAGCTAAAAAAGAAAGAGCGGGAGTGTATTAAATGGACTATATCAGATTGACAAATACAATTGTGGCACGATAACCGGCATACATTCAGAGGATGATAAAAGTTTTACCAAAACAGAATACGTTGACATATACATCAATGGTCAATATATACATCTTAAAATGAATCATGCCGACTTCATGAAGCTGTTATTGAAACCGAAAGCAAAAAAATAAATGCTGAATCCGTATTTTCAAAATAAAGAATGTCCAAGATGTAAATATTTAACTTTTCAATTAGAGAGTTATTTTTATGATGAATCTACAATTGAACAACATTGGTATTGCTGTCGTTGTCATTATACGGATAGAAAAATTAGAAATATTCCAATACATAATATGAAATACAAAAATGCTGAATCCACTTAGAATATTCAAGCAAAAAGAAACCCCTATTACCAAGCGTATCGTACAGCAAAGCATATCCGAACGCATCTCTTTAGTTATCGGCACACTTAAACCCGAACGATTAGTCACTATTCTCCGCATGGCAAATCAGGGATACGTGCAGCAACTATATGATTTATTCATGGAGATGGAAGAAAAAGATCTGCATTTAGCGTCGGTGTTACAAACACGACAATTGGCTGTCAGTGGATTAAGTTGGAATATTATTCCTGTCACGGAAGATAAACGAGACGTTGATATTGCCGATTTCGTTAAAACAGAACTCAAAGCGATTCCTAAATTTAGGAATATATTATTAGATTTGCTAACGGCTATCGGATACGGTTTTTCAGTATCTGAAATCATTTGGAAACAAGAAGGTAATAAAATAGGTATAGAAAATATCGAACGTATTCGGCAGCGGAAATTCACGTTTGCCAATTCATTTGAACCACGATTAATGACAGCTGCGAATACAACGACCGGCGAAGAATTAGAGCCGAATAAATTCATTGTACACGTACCGCACAGTAAATCAGGACTCACAAATCGGGGCGGATTGTTGCGGTTATGTGCATTCTTCTATATGCTGAAATCGTTTTCACTAAAAGATTGGAGTATATTTTCAGAAGTATTCGGTATGCCTACGCGGCTCGGTAAATATCCACAGGGAATAAGCGATGAGGATTTAAATGTTTTGAAGGATGCTATAGAATTGCTTGGTACAGATGCATCGGCTATCGTGCCCGATTCCGCTATAATTGAACTCATTGAACGCAAATCTACTAATACCGACATATACAAATCATTCCAAGAGTATGCAGATAAAAAAATGAGTATTGCTGTACTTGGTCAAACATTGACAACTGAAATCGGTGATAAAGGCAGCTATGCAGCTTCTAAAACTCATGACAGGGTACGAGGTGATTTGCTGGTTTCCGATGCTTTGTTACTGGCAGAAGATTTAAAGATGCAATTAATAGCGCCATTGGTGCGGTTTAACTATGGAGAAGGCATTCCAATTCCTGCATTTATGTTCGATTATGAAACGAAACCGGATACTTACAAAGAAGCCGACAAAGATATTAAGATATTTAAAGGGTTGGGATTGCCAGTAGCACAAAATTATCTATATGAAAAATATAATATACCCATACCGAAAGACGATGAAGAATTGCTTGAAGTCGGAACTGATTATGATGGCGGATTTCCTGAATATTCAGAGAATACAGGTATAAAAAAAAAGTTTAAATCAGAAAATAAAATATCTGATGTCTTGAAATGTAAAGCAGTTATTGATGAAATTACGGAAGTGGCAGCAAATGATTCGTCGAGTAATATCGTTTCTCTTTGGTTTGAGGAAATTAAGGAAACGCTTGAAAAAGCCAGAGGTTATGAACGTGCGAAAAACGCAATTACCAATTACCATTTTGACCAAAGAGATGTGCGAGCATTGGCTGAGCCAATCGGAATTTCAATGCTCGAATCCTTCGGTAAATATGCCGTCAACGAAGAATCAAAAGAACTTAAATTTAAACAACCACCGTTCGATTTCGGCTTTCATCAATCGCCCGAATCAATGATTGACTTTTTAAAGATCAATAGTTTTGCAGTTGCACATGTGGAGTTTAAAGCGATACTCGATAAAATAAAAAAAGAGTTAATAATACAAGCCGAAACCGGCGCAGTTTATTCGGCATTCATGGATAACATAAACGAGTTCTTTGAAAAATCAGGATATTCACCGCTTAATCCGTTTCATTTAGAGACCGTATATTTACAGAACAATATAAATTGTTATCAAGCTGGTAAATTCGCGGAATTATCATCGCCAGAAATGGTTGAAGCGTTCCCGTTTTGGCGCTATGTAACAATGGATGACGGTCTTGTACGCCCGAATCATGCAGCTATGAACGGATTTATCGCACCAGCTAATGATCCGATTTGGCAGAAATGGTATCCACCTAATGGATTTCGTTGCCGATGTGACGTTGAAGTTATTACGGCACACGAAGCGGAAACGCAAGGTATTGAAAGGGGATCATCTGTACCTATCGATCCGAATTCACGGCGACAGGTATTACCCGATAAAGCGTTTCGTGAAAGCCCGGCAAGGATAGGACATAAATACGAGAATCTGATTAACACAAAAGCGGCATGGAGCGGGATGGCGGCATCATATACTTTACCATATTGGAAATCCGTCAAATCGTATAACATCACGAAAACCAAGCAATTGCTATCAGAGACAGATGTTATCCTGCAAAGTCCGGATGAAATTTGGGGCGTAATGAAAAGCGGCAGTCCGTTATTCCGATATATCAAGAAATTCAGCGATTCGGCGACGGGTGAGATTTATTACGTAGTCGCAAAAGTCGAAGGCGGTGTGATAAAAGAAATAAAAGAAATAGTGAATCCAGCGAAAGCTCGGATAGGTGTGCCGATAAAAGCGGGGAATTGAAATGGAAGCTAAATTCACATTATCAGAATGGCAAGCATGGCAGATATTGCGCCGTGCAAATGGTGGGAATGGATGTGGTAATTATGAATTATCATTGCAAATTTATGATGAATATGGTTGTAATGAAAATACATCTATAAAAGAGGCAGCAGATAAAATAATTAAATTAGCTACAAAAATAAGAGCGGAAAGAATGCTTGCTATTATAGAGGCAGATTTAAAATGACTCCCGAAATAAATTCTATATTAGATATGCTGGAATCATTTTATATAGAAATAATTGATTTGAGCCGTGAATCACATGGCATAGAAAAAGTAATAGATTCAAGTAATGATCCATCAAGGGATATTGCAAGAAAATTTCTTGATTGGTATAGTGGAAATAATACAAAAATAGATAGAAATGATTTTGAGCATCCTATAAATTTCGATACATTTTTGCGAACGAGACGATAAATGACTCCCGAAATGTTACTTTCAAAAATCCGGTTGCTTTGTAAAGAAAAAATCGTTAGTTTAGATGGTAAGATATGGTACGGAAAGTATATATTGACTTTCCAACATGGCAAATTAACGCATATCGAGAAACGGGAGACGATTAAATGACTAATTACGAAACGTTGAAATATAACGAAGCGATAAGTAATTCGTTTCACGGGCAAGCGATAGAAGTTAGTAACGCATTGCATGATTTAAAAAAAGAAATTCTTTCAGCAATACGACCAATTTGTGAACCGATATTGAATTTATTGGTGAGGATATTAAAATGAATTCACATCAATATTATTTGAGAAAAACAAAATTAGGCATTTCTGGGAGGGAATTTTCTGCTGAAATTGAGGATAATGGAATAATAAAAAAAATTAAGGTAGAGATTGGTGATCGAATAAACAGAAACGAAAAAGACGGCTGTAAATATATAATTATTAAAAAAAGTAATAGAAAATTTAAACTTATATCATTAACGGCATCGACATAACGAAAAAATAAAGAAACCCAGAACATAGAATCGCTGGTATCGGAACAGCCGGGCCGGGCAATCTCTTAATTGAGAATGCTCGGCTTTTTTTATTTTAAAAATGACCGGAGGTTTATTATTCCCTATCCTCAGGAGCATGCATGTCGCATTCGTGAACCTGGCGAATTTCAAAAAGATTCGTTTCGGCGTATATCAAAAAAATCCGATGGGAAAACTTTGAATATTATCATCGGTAGATTAAAGGGAAAAACGACAACGACAACGCAATCATATCGAATGTCTAAAGACGAATGGACAGAAAGCCAGGCCCGGAAATTTTGTACTGAACACGATGGAACATTTGAAGCTGCCAAAAAATCTACAAAGGAGCATACAATGAAAGTTTATGGTTTATCTGAAATAACTTTCGCAGACGAAGCGAAAATCCCTTCTGAAATTCATATCGTACCGTATGGAATTTACACTCATGAATTCTATGGTGAAATGGATTTAACAGAAGATATTCTCAATGAGATTATTAGTAATTTCAATAAAGAGAAAAAAGATCTCGTTATCGACTATGAACATCAATCTACCGGAGTCGGCGAATTAGCTTTGGCTGCTGGTTGGATTACCGAAATGTACATTAAGACTCGGAATCCGGGACGTGGTATTTGGGCGAAAGTAAATTGGACACCGGATGCTGAAGAACATATTAAAAAACGTGAATATCGGTATATATCGCCTACGATAATGCGTGAATCGACTGAAAAGAAATCCGGTAAACCTACCGGTGTGCGGTTGCATTCGGTTGCGCTTACTAACGTACCCTGGTTCGATAACATGACGGCGATCGCTGCCAAAGATTCCGCAGACAACATGCCATTATTTTTTCAAATAGCTAATAACCTAAACAAAAAACCAAATACGGAGGTAATAATGATTACCAAAATTCGTGAAATTCTTCATTTAAGTGATGATGCAGATGAAGCTGCTGTTATCACTGCGATTGAGGAACTTGTAACTAACCCGGATAAACCTGATTTGACAGGCATATTCAAAGAATTGAAACTGTCAGAAGATTCAGATACGACGGCGATCCTTGAAGGCATTAAGAAATTAACGCAAGAAACGAAAGAACCTGACCCTGACAAATTCGTACCGGTCAGCACATTTAAAGAGCTTGAAAAATCATTTGACGCCCAAAACGCCCGGCTTAAAGCGATTGAAGCGGAACGTGCGGAAGAAAAAGCCAAAATCCAGGTCGAGGCACTTCAGAAATCGGGTAAAATACTCTCGGCACAGAAAGACTGGGCGTTAAAACTTGCGCTGAATGATCAAAAAAGCTTCCTAGAATTTGAAAAAAATGCAGCTGTTATAGTAAATTTTAAGCGCATTGCTGATACAGAGACACCGGATGCAAATGCAACTACACAATTAAATGATAAAACGATTGCGATAATGAAAGAAACCGAAGGATTGAGTTATTCGGAAGCTTTTTTGATGGCACAAAAACAGAATCCGGAACTTGCAGAGCAGGTACTTGCCGAATCGCGAAACAAATAATTAACTGAAATATCAATATTCAATACACGGAGATAATTATGTCTGTTGGATATAAAGGCGAAGATATATCTGTAATCGCTGGAGAAAGTTTGATAAACGATAAATATCGAGCTGTTCGACTTTCTAGTGAAATGGCATATCGACCGGATACCGCCACTGGACTGTTGGTTCATGGCATATTGCAGAATGCACCAGCAAGCGGTGAAGCTGCTGTCGTGCGTATTTCAGGTATATCCAAGATTGTCGCAGCCGACGCAATTAGTGAAAATGCTGCGATTGCGGCTGAATGGGTTGATGCGGCTGATGCCGGTAAAGGAATTACGACTACAACTAATAAACATTTTATCATTGGTTTTTGTGTTGAAGCTGCTGGTGCAGAAAATGATTTGGCTGGAATACATATTGTTAAGAGTTTTCACAGCATTACATAAAATAGTAACTAACTAAAATATTAATCTAAATACGGAGGTCAGAGATGGCTATCGCATACAAAGGTGAAGATATTTCTTTGCCTGCTGGCGAGGATTTAAGCGATGATCAATTTCGTATTATGTATCTTTCGAGTGGTACGGTCATAAGACCGAATGCCGGCGCAAAATGCACCATTAGAAGGTGAATCCGCAGTTGTACGGATTTCGGGCATATCGAAAGTTGTCGCTGGTTCGGGCGGGCTTGACGAAGGCGATTTGTGTTGTGCCGAGTATGTAAGTGCAACTGATGCAGGGAAGGGGATTGCGACCACAACTGATAAAGATTTCGTTATCGGAATTACCATTCTTGCGGGAGCTTCTGAAGACGATCTTGCATCGATACATATAACTAAATTCTTTCACAGCGTCTAAAACTGTAATTAATTAAAATATTTATTTAAGTATGGAGGTCTGAAATGCAACCAACTAAAGCGGAAATCCATATTGACATTGCAATGACGAATGTCTCTATCGCATACAAAAATGCGTTTTGGGTTGCGGATAGAGTATTTCCGACTGTGCCCGTCACAAAGGATTCCGACAAATATTTCACATTCGATCGCGGACCCTGGTTTCGTGATGATATGAAAACTCGCGGTCCCGGTGCTAAATCTGCCGAGAGCGGTTATGGAATGGGTACCGGTACATACAATTGCGTTGAAATGGCGCTTAAAAAGTTAGTTACCGATGAAGAGCGTAATAATGCCGATGCGCCGTTGCGACCGGATACCGTAGCAACTGAATTTTTGACAAATGCTGCAATGTTAAGTAAAGAAAGAAAAGTTGCGGCAATCGTTACTGCCTGGACTGCGACAGAAGATGCTGGAGGATTATGGGCGCCGGCAGGATCAACGAATACTGTTATAGCTGATATTGCGACCGGAAAATCAACAATCCGCAGAGCTATCGGCAGATACCCGAATAAACTCCTGATCGATTCAAAGACATTTGAAGATTTGAAAAATGTCGATGATATTCTGCAAAGAATAAAATACAGTGGTGGACCCGGATCACCTGCTATTGTAACGGCTCAAGCGCTTGCGGCGATATTTGAGCTTGACGAAGTTCTCGTGGGCGGTGCAATTTATTCCAGCGCCGAAGAAACCGCTGCCGGTGATGATTTCACTGCTCTTGACGTTTGGGATAAAACGGCAACTAAAGGCATAGGATTTTTATTCTATGCACCTTCGTCTCCGACATTAATGGATCCGGCTGCTGGGTACATTATCCAGAGCAAACCAAGAACAATCGATCGCTGGAGATTGATCGACGAAAAATCCGATGTACTTCGCATATCGGAAAGTTATGCAGTCGAACAGACATCGGTGAATGCCGGTTATTTATTTACCGATACACATTTGACATAATTAATATTGAAGGGCACATAATGGCACATCCATATTGCACTGTAGCGGCTGTCAAATTGCAATTCCCCGAAAACGATCTCGAGGCATTACTGGATGATTCCGGGCATGATTCAGAAACTGACAAGACCGCACGGATTGCCGCCGCAATCGAAAAAGCAGACAATACTATCGATCTATATTGTGGCAAAAAATATAGTGTGCCATTCGATACAATTCCCGACAAAGTCGAAGAAATGAGTGTTGATTTAACCATATATTATCTTGCTTGCCGCAAATGGGGAAATCTTGAAATGGGCAGCACGATAAAATCTAATTACGATTTGACCATAACCCTGTTAAAAAGTGTGTCGAAGGGCGAAGCGGTTCTATCCGTACCCGATCCTACGGCTAACTTGAACAGGGTTGGCAAAACGTCCATAGATTCGGATTCACGTATAATGTCACGGGAAAGTTTAAGCGGATTTTAAAAATTCGGAGAATACAATGGCGAAAAAGAAAAAATCACCAAATAAATTAAAAGAATATATATATGCACCGAAACAGATTGTCAAAGCATGGCAGGCGAAAGAAACTAAAAATATAATTATCAATGGAAGTGTGCATATAATCGGTGCAGGCAGTTGGTTCGTGGAATTTCCTGATAAAAGCCATAAGATTATACAGAATGATATATTTAAGGAATCCTGTACGCCGGTTGATAAATTAAGAGTAATCGAAATTAATACAAAAAAGAAGCGGAAATATACCAGGAAAAAATAATGGCTGAAGATCCAAGCTGGGCACGTTTGAGGAAGAAATTGGCTAAAATAAAAACCAAGATGAGAGATTTTACGCCTGCGAATAGGCGTGTAGGTGTGTTGGTTGTACGTTCTATTTTGAGAAATTTTCGTGCAGGTGGACGACCAAAATGGAAAACATCGATGCGAGTACAATTATTCGGTGGCACTGTGCTTACAAATTCTGGTGAATTGAAGCGTAGTATTAATTTTACGGCACATAAAGACAGCGTTATAATTGGTACGAATAAACCATATTCAGCACTTCAACATTTCGGCGGTACGATTACACCAAAATCTAAACAATATTTGACTATTCCGATTGGATTGTCAAGACAAGAACAACGGCAGGGTAAACGAGCAAAAGATTTTTCAGATACTTTCATTGCGAAAAGCAGTGCAGGAAATCTTATAATATTTCAGAATGTCGCTTCGGGAATCAAACCGTTATTTCTTTTAAGTAAATCAGTGACTATTCCGCCGAGACCTTTTTTAGTTATTCAAGAGGAAGACGATGATGCAATTTTGCGTGAGTATTCCAAACATATAGGATTATTAAAATAAATGTCGTCTATTACAGTTTTAGAAGATGCAATAATTAAACAATTGAAACAGGAATTAAGCGGACTCATTAAAACGAGTTCAATTAAATCTTATTCAGGCGAATATGCCGAAGTCGCAGACCGCTTAGTTCCCGATATGCCAATGATACTTGTGGTCTATACAGGTGAATCCAGCGAATCCGATGCTTTTACGGTCGATATGGATGATATTATTTCAGAAGAGGATTTAACTAATTTAATAGTTTATAGATTTGAAATTCATATACTTGCACGGAGTTATAGAAATGAGGCAACCGCCAGACGTAAAGCACATGGAGCTTATGAATTAATAGATGAAATCAAACACGTACTTGATAAACGGCGGCTGGAGCAGGTTTCTTGCGCACCGATTGATATAATTAGCGTTGATTATGCCGGTTACGTTCAAACTCCTGCAAATCCAATATATACGATTGCATTAAATTGGCTGCAAATTAAAGCAGTTTAAATCAGGAGACTATAATGGCATCAAAATATAAACTTTTAAAAAGAAAAATTGGTGACGGTTATACATATTTTGAGCCGCATTCAGCTGCTTATGATTTCAGTGTCGACGTTTTGGTTAGCGGAACGGAATCGGCGGATACGGAGGACGGCGCACACACTGCTGACAAAGCTATTGATGGCAATACGGCAACGTACTGGGCGAGTACCGATTCAGCTTTTCCGCACTGGTGGAAATATGATCTCGGTGATGGTGTCACGAAAACCGTCTGTAAACTTCGACTGAAAGTTGTAACAGATAATGATACAGGCGCATTTCTTAAAGATTTCAAATTACAGGGTAGCAATAACGATTCTGATTGGACGGATATTCTTGATACGGAATTCCCAGATAATGGAGCATGGCAGGATTTTCATTTTACCAATGCAACGGCATATCGGTATTATCGAATCATTGCAGCAACGGCTAATTGGGTCGCTGGTAATAATTCAATTCAAATATACGAAATCGAGATGATGGAAAAATCCACTACGGAAACACGGGAATGGACGTGGAAGGAAATGCTCGATTTGACAACCAACACACTCGGTGGCACATCTGCGGATGCTGAACTGGTCTGTGAGTCTGAAATAATCCTTGATGAAATTCAACAGGAACAATTTCCTGTGCAAATATTCACGATAGGCGGGAAGGGAACGTTTAAATTGACACTTAACGCCGGTGATGCAGATATACTTGCGATAGCTTTAGGATTGGCTGCGGTGACTGCTGAGGAAGATGTACTCGGCAGTGACGATGATGCGGATACATTATTGATTGGATTACGAAAACCTATTGGATTAAGTCTTTTGCACAAGGTTGCCAATTCACAGGTTAGTGGATATATCGATTATTTTTATATGCCAAACGTTCAAGTCGATCCGAGTTTTACTTTGACATTGAGCAAGAAAACCGTCCGAACGGTCGAGGTAACATTTCATTTATTGGCATCGGTACAGACAGCAATGGCAGTTTCTTATCCGCCGAATATGGGCGGCATAGTAAAAATATTACATCAATCAAGTACATAAAAAAAAGGAGAAAAATAAATGGCAACTCTTTATACACCAACTAAACGAAAAATCGGCAGTGGATATATTTACTTTGCGCCTCACGCAACCACAGGTGACGAAGCCGGAGCGCCATTTGATGGTGAAAAAGCATTGACGACTATGTGGACTATTGCATTGGCGAAAGCTGAGGCGACAGCAATGGGCGGTGCATCTGCCGATATGGAATTCATTCATGAAGCAGAAATTATTCATGATGAAATTGCACAAGAAGCATATCCTGTTCAATTATTTGCAGCAAGTGGTAAAGCTACTTTTAAATTTACACTGAATGCCGGGAACGCAGATAAGCTCGCTTTCGCTGTTGGTCTTTGTTTTGTAAGCGGTACAAATCCAGCGCAGGAATCCGATGTACTCGGTTCGGGCGATGATGCCGATACATTGCTTGTCGGAATACGAAAACCGTCACTCATTACATTGCTTTCAGTTGTACGTAATTCGCAGGTCTCAGAAGAATGGTTTGACTGTATTTACATGCCGAGAGTACAAATCGATCCAAGTTTCACGCTTGCATTCGCAAAAAAAGCCCCACGAGAAGTTGAAGTAACGGCTCATGTGATGGCATCGCATCAAGACGGTACTACCGGCGGTTCAACGGATTCGGAAGATATGTATATCGATGCGAATAATTCTTTCGCTTGTGCGAAAATATTGCACCAGACAGCGACTTAATTATTAAATAAAACAGGAGTAACATAACATGAAAAAGAAAATCGATTTAACAAAGCCGATTGAATACGAGATTGGCGGCGTGAAGTATACGCAAGGAGAATTGACGCTTGAGAAATCCGAGCTTATGGCAGAGCTGATAACCGGGACGCTTGAGATTGAGAAATGGGATAAAATCAATGTCAAAGAGGTTATTCAGGAATTAATAAAGAAAAAACTCATTGGTAAAATGTTCAATATTCTTATTGATATTCCAATTGAAAAAACAAAAACGGTTACAATGTCTCAAATATCGGAGGTAATTGGTGATTTTTTGCAACTCAACTTGAATTGGATAACATCATTCACGAGCTTTTTGACAGAGATGATGAGGAAAAAGAAGAACGAGAAACCGATTCAAGGGGAATTTGCGGAAAGTCTGAAAAAGAATCCACCGAAGGGTCTGAAAAATATCTCAGAAAAATCGTCTTAACTTACGCGTGTAGCCAGAATCCTCTTGACTATTATAAACTTAGAAAGTTACCACTGTGGTTATTATTTTCTTATGCGCTGGCAAAAAAGAAAACAAATGAAGCTATATATAAGAAACCGGAAAAACCGGATAACTCGATTGAGGATTTCGAGAAATATGGATTCGGTACGATAGAGAACATATAAAATGGCATCAAAAACTGACAAATTAAATCTCGTTATTTCTTTAAAAGAAGTAAAGAAAACAGGTACAAGTATAGCCGGGCTTGGTAAAAAATTAATTTCTTTGAAAGGGATAATAGCGGCTTCATTTGCTACGGCGGCAATAGTCAAATTTACGAAAGCGAGTAATATTCAAGAGGCGGCAGTTACTTCATTGAACGCCGCACTTAAAAATACAGGAATATATTCAGCGGCATTATCCAACGAATTACAAACACTTGCATCGGATTTACAAAAAGTTACGACCGAAGGTGACGAAGCGACACTCGCAAATCAGGCATTAATGATAAATCTCGGTAAGCTGTCAGCAGATGTAATTCCCAAAGCGACAAAGGCGGCAATAGGATTATCACGGAAGATGGGTGTGGATGCACGGACAGCATTCATGCTTTTAGGACGTGCAGCTCAAGGCGCAACGCAGATGTTCAGTCGATACGGAATTCAGCTTGATATGAGTATGACTGATCAAGAAAGATTTACCGAAATCCTTAAAATAGGTAACGAAGCATTCTCACTTGCAACAGATGAAGCGAAAAGCGGCGCCGGTCAAATGAAACAATTCGGGAATACAGTTGGCGATCTACAAGAAGCTTTCGGTGATTTAGTGAAATTAGGATTAGTTCCATTATTACCACATCTTATTGAATTTATAGAATATGTATCAGATGCTGTTAAAATTCTAAATTCTTGGATAGGTGTTACTGCAGAAATGTCCAGAACAACTGAAATATATGTAAAACTGGCAGAATTGTGGGCAGATATTGAAAGATATGAAAAAGGTGGATATTTTTATTTAGAAAGATACAATGAAGCAATGGCTGAATATGCAGCTTTATATAAAACATTAAATTTAGAATTAGAAAAAGAAGCTGCAATAAAAAAAGAATCTATTATAACAGGCGAAACAGAATTAGCGCAAATAGAAAAAATAAATCTTGAGAAAGCGAAATCTCATGTATGGCTTACTGAACATACTAGAGAATATAAAATAATAAAGAAATTATTAGAAGAAATGTATGATATTCAGGATAAAGAGATTAATGAAACAATTGAAAGTTGGATGCGATTCGGAAATACAATGAGTTCTATTTTAACACAAGCAGCATTTGCTCATGAGAACTTTTTCAAAGCCGTATTTAGAGGATGGCAACGATTATTAATTGCAATGGTTATCGAGGCGGCAAGTAAAGCAGCTATATTGGCAATTTTAAAATTAGCCGGAGTTGATGTGGGAACATGGGCATCTATAGGAAAAGGCATTAAATCGATATTTGAATTTCAAGCCGGCGGTTATACAGGCGACATCGGCGGCATAGTCCATAAACACGAATATGTAATTCCCGACTGGATGGTTGCGGGAATGCCCGGTACAATAGCCGGATTGGAAGCGGTCCGGGCGGGCGGCGGTTCAAGGCGGTTCAAATGTTACTAACAATATAAATTTATCGCAGGGCGCAATGAGTGACCGGCAATGGTTTCGGGATTCATTTGTGCCGATGTTTAAAGATGCGCAACGCAGCGGGATGCTATAATGGACTTCGTAAAATTCAGATACCCACGAGACCAAAATTCAGCGATTAAAACTGAACTGGATTATTTTGAATATGCGAATTATGATGCGGCACAGGCGGTATTCATAACGACTGATGGAACGAAACTTGAGGTTTATAGTGAATCGACTATCGTTAAGCAGGGAACATATTCAATGAAGATTCTTGCCGATGCTTCAGATGATGGAACAGAGGAAGTTAAAACGGTTGATTTAAATATCAGTTTAAGCGGGAAAAATGTTATCGTATTATGGACATATTCAACTGCTGCCAATAGCGATTGGACAGTATCTTTTATTGATGGCACGGGCGGGGCAATAGTTGCGGATAGGATACTTAAAACCGAAGCCGAAGAAGTTAATACCTGGGTTCAACATTTGATTGATATATCAGCAGTCGCTGATGGCGATAAAAGTGACATTGATGTAATAAAATTCGACCATACGGCAGCAGGAGCAGCTACAATATACGTTGATAATTGTTTCGGAATCACTGAGCAGACGGTCACGATTGACTCTAATGCACCGAGTTTGCCGTTGAAAATATCGCCGGTCACTAATATTACAAGTATCGAGGCGGTCTCAGGATACCGACAAACAGCGAAGCTCGGCATTCCACGTGATTCGATTGATATGAAATTCTCACATTTAGACTGGTCTGATTATGATTTACTTAAAGATTTCGTTGAACAGTTAATTGATTTCGGATTGAATCCATTTCAGATAGAAGTTGTCAAGAGCGGTGAAATTTGGAACGTATATCTTGATGGCTTTGGGGTTCAGCGATTAAAAAATAATAAATATGCAGTTACAATGAAAATGACTGAATTAATAGAAGCGACATAAATGGCAATAACGACTAACACATCATTCGATGACCGAATAGAGCAACCGGGCACTGATCCGATTCTACTTGTAGAGATTGCAGGTAATACGGATTGGTATTTTTCGACTCGGAGACTTTTAGCTGGTGCGGGCGCAGGATATGATGACTACGATCCTATCATTAAAAATGATCCTGTATTGACAATGGAATTCCCATCTGAAGGATTCGGGCGGGCTATCGTATCGGATGTTGAAGTAACGATTCTTAATGCTGATAAAAAAAGCAATGCGATACAATCCAGTTTAAGCTATGCTGAAAATGCAGCAGTTATTATAAAATTCGGATTTGCCAAAGATAACTATGGCAATGATTTTCTGCTGGATAATTTCGTGACGGTGTTTACCGGAGTTGTCGAAGATTATAGCTGGAATAACGAAACATTGACATTTAATATTAAAGATTCAAGTTTTAAGATACATAAAACATTACCATTAACGAGAATTAAAAAAAGTGATAATAGCGGTACTGTTGATAATAATATCGTTCCTGATGAACATATAGGCAAAGGATATCCGATTACCTATGGTACATTTTCAGAAAATGCCAAAGCTCTTGGATATTTGACAAAACAAGTATATCCTGAACAAATAGTACGTTTTTCCGCTCCAACAAATGAGGCAGGTAATATCGTAAATAATGCATTTACCAATATGTATATATGGATGGGAGAACGGTTTATTCGGGTATTTGAAGAAACGAATGCTGATTCAGCAGATACCGAATATGATATTGATACTGATAATGATGCGGCTACTTTCAATGATACTGAAAACAACAAATGTGTTGAAGGTGAATTATATTTGATTTATCATGCGATACCTAATTTATGCCCTTATGATCACGATGATTTAAATTTTGTTGATGATGAAAAAAATACTATTGATACTGATTTAGATACTTTCGGCAGGATTACCGGTGTGCCGAATGATGAAATAGATCAAGGTAATTTATTATATCGACTTGAACAATTTGATGGATTTAAAGGTGAATTATTCGGATTATATCTTATAACTAAATTAGGATTGCGAGAAAAAGATGGGGAAACACCTGAAGCTTTACCTGGTGGTGCATTAGTAAGTATGATTGGTAATAACGCTGAAGGATATGCCGCAACCAATACTGAAAATTTAGCGGCAGATTTATCAGGAACTCCAGTAGCAGAATTCGACAATATGACTCCCGGTTCGGAAGTTGAAACGACTCATGATATGGTAGCGACTCCGGGTATCGAAGCTTATGATACATTTGAAAAAATGCGGCGTGGATTACTTGGAATACAAATGACAAGTGCCGGTGATGGTGGTGGCGGATCTTATATGCCGGATTTGCGATTGTATGAAATTATGTTGCGTATGGATTTTACTATTGATTTTTTGCATATACCAAAAAAACAATTTTATGCCGACATGGCAGGACTTGAGTTTGCAGCTTGGATTGATGAAGGCGCGCGTGATAACGGAAAGAATGCAACGAATTTAATCGATAGCCCGCCGTATGTAATTGAATCTATTTTCCGTGATGAGCTCGGACTTACGACCGCTGATATTGACTGGGCTGAATTTGACGTACTCGGCAATACTACGAACGGCACACTTAAAGATTGGAAATTTGCCGGTCAAGTTATTGATGATACCGATAGCGCTGAATTGATCGATATGTTATGCAAATCTTGTATGGCACGGAATTTTAAACGAGCGGATGGTTCGGAAACGTTACAAGGACGTCCTTCACTAACCGATACGATTCAGCAGCATTTCACGACTGGTAAAATGTGGAATGTATCTCAGGGACGGACACCACTTTCTAAAATACGCAATGAATTCTATGTCGAATACGGATACAATCCGGCGACAAAGAAATGTGAAAAACTAAAATTCGTGACAGCATCGGATCATAATTTTGCTGCGGGGGGTACAGGGTATCAAAGTCAATGCTATAATTCACAAACGAATTACGCTACGACTGAATCATTGCGAATAAAAGCGAAATGGATCAATGATGATGCAACGGCTGAATTGCTTTGCAAAGCATTGGCTGATTATTATACATTACGTAATTATACTTGTAAGTTTAGAACGTATCCGGAGTTCGGATTTCCGCTTGAAATAAACGATACGATTACGATAGCGCATGGATGGTTTCCTGCGACTGTCGAAGGTACAACAGAACGTTGGGAGATAATGAAGATACAGAAATCATTGACTTATGTGGAAATCTATGCTGAGAGCCGGATTGATGATTTTTAAAGGAACGGGAATGTGGCAAAGTATTCATTCGATATACAGAAAAGAAAAATCTCATTTGATTTTATAGTGGGGCGAGAAATGCCTATTGAAAATATAATAGGAAAAGAACCTGAAGAACAATTTTTTATTGATGTTAATTTCGAGGATGCGCCGTTTGAAACCGGCGAGACCATAAGCTCATATTCGGTCGTAGCTAAAGATTCGGACGGCACGGATGTCTCTTATGTTTTTTTGGATTTAGATTCAATCGAGCTTGAAAGCGATGAAACTACACTGAAAGTAAGGGTGCGGGCAGGTACAGAAGATGACGGACCCTATACAGTAACTTTCAAAGTGATAACTTCATTAAGTAATGTTTATCTTGAAACAATTAAAATTTACGTAAAATCTAAAGCGATCCGAACGGAAACCGGAATCCCGGCGACCGCAACGGGCAAGGATGATTATATGAAATTAGTAAAAACAAAAGTCAAAACTATCGGCACGGATGGCGGCGGTAATGCTAATACGTGCGTTTATGCGTCAGGTAATAACGAAGTGAAACGAGCCAGCACAGCAAGTGAAGACGAGGCAAGAGTAATCGGAGTCATTACATCTAATTATGCAGCAGCCGATACAAAAGAGGTTGTCGTATTTGGTGAAATTAGAAGTGATGATTTTGATTTCAGCGCTGAACAAAAAAATCTTTATGTTGATGCTAATGGTGAATTGACTGAAGATGCACCGGGTGTCGGCTCAAATGAATGGCTTGGTTATGTTGGCTATACACTCGGCACAAATAGCTTTATGGTCAATCCAACGCCGGAAACCGTAACGCAGATGTAATTATGAAATATTTTAAAATGACAGAATTCGCTTGTAAATGCGGATGCGGATTGGTGAGCATGCATTACAGGTTAATGGAATTGCTTGATAATGCGAGAGAGGTTGCGGGTGTGCCATTCGATATAACGTCCGGCTGCCGATGTGAAAAACACAATGTTGAAAAAGGCGGTGAACCGGATTCGAGTCATTTACCGCTTAAAAGCAATGCTTTTTATTGTACGGCGGTTGATATATTGACGGTTAATAGCGCTGAAAGATATACAATATTGCGAGCTTTGTTTATGGTCGGATTTAATCGTATAGGATTAGGGAAAGATTTTATTCATGTGGACATCGATCCGAATAAAATACAAAACAGGTTTTGGCATTATTACGAAAAAAATAATAGGAGAAATATATTATGAAACGATTAATATTAATTGCAATAATGATTATCGGTTTTTCTATCGAAGTGTCGGCACAAACTATTCAAAGCGTTGCGATTACAGATTCAACATGTGAATCATTTTCGTGGGAAGTTAGTATTAGTTATCCGACTCAATATATCACGTTTGATTCACTTCGATGGATTAAAGATGCCGATAGTACGGTAATTCATTCCGGCAGTCAAACCGTTCAAACAGTCCAAACTGGTGCAATTCAATCCGGAACTTTTACGGGTTTAACGGCAGATTCGCTATATGAGGATATTAGAGCGCAAGTATTTTTTCACGATTCCCGAACAGGAACGGCATTAACAACGTTGTATTCGGATGTCGTAACAATGACCACGCTGGAATTACCAGTGCTTACAAATCTTACGATTATAGATTCAACGTATAAAAACGCTACATATTATTTTAATTATGCCGATTCTGGGAATCCGATAACCGTTTGGGATTCGCTGAAAATTATAGACTGTACGGATAGTTCAACGAATATCGTACTATTCCCCGAATTTACTTTATCGGATACATCCGGCGTGATTCAGAATTTAACGGCATCTACAAAAGATACATTTCAAGTAATTTTATATGTAAATAATAATGCAATTTATTCGACAGATTCACTCTGGTTTACGACTACAACCGCTCCGGCATTATCTAATTTTTTGATTACAGATTCAACTTATAATAGCGCATCATTTTCAATTGACACGGCGATGTATTCAGATGGTCCAATGTCGAAATTGGAAATTGTAATGGCTGCAGATAGTTCAGTACATCAAACATTCACTACGACATCGGGTTGGATAACAGGATTAACAAATAATACGACATATTCATTTAGAGCCAGAATGTATGATAATGACGATTCGTTGATTACTACATATTCAGATGCAGATGGAGTAATAACATTCCGCATAGAATCAATCCCGATTGAACCGAAATTTAGTGATGGCACTTTGCAAAATACACGGGCATTACTGTCTAAGGCGACCGTATGGGAACAAAATTATGACCCCGGTGAATTGATATTATTCGCTGCTACTTATGATGATACAATTAATTTTACCGATTCGACTTCACGGGATACGTCTGCTATATATAACTCATGGGAACAGACCGGCATAATGATATTCGCAGATCAGGCGAGCGATTCAACTGAATTTGAAATCATTTTATGGAGCGGTAACGCAATAAATGACTCGATTCGTGTAATGACTCCTGTCGATACGTTCAATACAACAGACGATATTGACAATGTAACGGGATTCTATTATGATAATTCGCTTGGCAAAATTTATATATGGCATCATAATCTTCCGCTTGGTCAACATTTTTATTATGAATTCATGGGACGTTTAGGAATGGGAACGAATACTAAACTTTATGATTCGTTTGTTATACGAAGGCGATATTAAAATAATAAATAAATGGAGAGTAATATGAAACGCACAATTATATTATTAGTTATTATATTATTAATGTTTTTTAGTATAAATACGCAAGCGCAATTTATCTGGTATACTCAAAAAGTGATATTGAATATGATACATACCGTATTATCCGATTTTAATGGTCATGCAAATTTTGATTCCTTAACCATTAATGGTGCGGTGCATTTTGCAGATTCTAATTGGAGTTATATTACTGTTACTCAAACTAATTTCATTAAAGGTGCATCGAATGATCCCAATTTCGGAGCGGTGATTAATGGATTGTATTCATATCTATTTGATCCTACAAACCTTGAAGAATTATTCGGCGAGATTCATTTACCTTCATCATACAGGGAAGGGACAGATATAGTTCCTTGTATTCATTGGAGTCCTATTAATACCGATACGGATACAACTGTTTGGGTAATTGAATATTCATGGGCTAATATAGATACCTCTTTTGGAGCGACTACAAATGACACTGTATATTGTGAAGCTTCCGGGACTGCCGATCAACATGAGCAGACAGATTTTTCAGCTATTTCCGGCTCAGGAAAAACAATTGGAAGTGTATTATTATTTAGAATAGCTCGTGATCCAGCAAATGGTCATGATGATAATAATGATGATGCTGGATTTTTGGGAATACATTTTCTTTATCGAATGGATACTTATGGGGCTAAACAAAAGCATAGTAAATGGTAAAAATAAACGGAGTGTAGTATGAAAAAATATATCGGTTTATTAGTTGTTTTATTAATAATTGTTTTTTCGGTCGACGATTCTATCGGGCAGATGTCTCAGAAAGCTCCGCAATTTGTACATTTGTTTTATAGAGATTCGACAGGTGCAGTTGTTACTATGCATGATACTTTGCTGATAAATAAATGGATAAATAAATTACTAACAGTTTATAGCGGTTCATTTACTGTTGATACATTGCTTACTGCTGATATTGATACGATGTTATTTCTTAGTCCGGTGGATTTTGATTCGAGTTTTGCATTAAGGGGCGTGACTTTTGAGGATACGGTTGCAATTATAATAACTGATTCGCTTCAATATTATTTACAGAAAGCAGATGTCCGGGATTCAATTAACACGATATTCCCTTTCGATACGACTCAACTAAATGACGCTCAATGGAATGCTTATATCTCAGCGCATGATGATGATGGCGGGGATGGTGGAATGTCGTCAGCTGATTCTGCGTGGATTAAGGATTCGCTTGCGACTAAGGTCAGTCTTGGTGATGTGCGAGATTCAGTAAAGGCAGTTATTGCAACTGATGCAAATAGAGGTACGGTTAAAATTGGTACGGGAATTTCGGTTACTAGTGAGGGTGTTATTAGCGTATCCGGCGAGGGCG